GCACAAGACCATGCCAGACCGTGCGCAGATCGCCGCAGCCACCGGGATCAAACTCCAGCCCGTTCCTGATCTCAACGAGGGACACTTTGATTGGTTCTTGACCGAGTTTGAAGGATTTACTCGCAGACAGGAACTGGAACGTGCCATCCTAAAGAGTGCTGATCTACTAGAAAAAGGCAACTATGATCCTGTTGAAAAGCTGATAAAGGATGCGGTGCAGATATCGCTCACGCGAGACATGGGCACAGATTACTTTGCAGATCCGCGTTCGAGATTAATGGCCTTGAAATCAAACAACGGACAGAACAGCACAGGCTGGCCGGCCTTGGACAAGCTACTATATGGTGGATTCAATCGCGGTGAACTGCAGATATTTGCGGGCGGATCGGGTTCGGGCAAGAGTCTATTCATGCAGAACTTGGCTGTGAACTGGGCACAGGCCGGACTCAGTGGTGTTTATATCACGCTGGAGCTGAGTGAGGGTTTGTGTAGCTATCGTATAGACAGCATGATGACCAACACAGCAGCCAAGGACATTTTTAAAGATTTGGACACTGTGGAAATGAAAGTGCGCATGATGGCCAAGAAAGCCGGGCGCCTGCAAATCAAGTACATGCCAGCGCAGAGCACAGTAAATGACATCCGGGCCTACATCAAGGAACTGCAGATTCAGAACAACTTGAAAGCAGACTTCTTGTGCGTGGACTATCTAGACTTGCTGATGCCGGTATCGGCCAAAGTGTCGCCCAATGACCTGTTTGTGAAGGACAAGTATGTAAGTGAAGAACTGCGCAACTTGGCCAAAGAGCTCAATATCTTGTTTGTGACAGCAAGCCAGTTGAATCGTGCCGCAGTAGAAGAGATTGAGTTTGATCACAGCCACATATCGGGCGGTATCTCCAAGATCAATACAGCAGACAATGTGTTTGGTATCTTTACTTCAAGGGCAATGCGCGAGCGAGGCCGCTACCAGCTACAGCTCATGAAGACCAGATCAAGCTCGGGTGTGGGGCAGAAAGTAGAACTAGAGTTTGACATTGAAAGTCTGCGTATCCGAGACCTTGCCGAAGACGCAGACTATCAGGAGTTCAAGAAGCGTGCGCCGTCGATATATGAATCAATCAAAGCCAAGAGCACACTCAGTGATGATGAACCCAACGCCACAGTGGCGGATGAGCCCGGTAAAATCACAGCCGATGTACAGAGTGCCAAACTCAAACAATTGCTGGGCAAAATCAAACAAGGATAATGGTGCATCAACAGCAATATTGTTGTGCGATTTCTACAAGAATTTTTTTATCTATTAGGCCGGACACATTGTTCACGCTCCATAATCTTTGTGATTCCGATAATTTGTTGTTGGATTCGTATTTGAAAATACAGTAGGCTGCGAACCATGGTGATTGTGTAAATTCGCTATCAGGAATCGGTGCAATTATATCTTTCATGCTCTTTTCGTCGCCTGTTAGGTCATACTGCAGTTGGTGAGCACGATAGTTCGAGATTATGCGTCGAGTGTTATCATCAATTTTTCTGTTTAAATGAGTTCGAAAAATTTCTTCTATGTAATCTAGTTCGAGCAAATGATCAAAATTTATTATGATGCCTGCAGAATGCTCGATGTGATCAAGTTGAAACAAGCCGAAGTATTCCTTTAAATTGTAAAATGCAATATCATACCAAATTGTGGTATCGCTGTGCCACCGGCTAAATTTGTCTCTAAGATCTAATTGTTCTACCAAGAGCTTTTTGTGGAAGTTATTGTAAATACCATGATAAATTTTGCGGTATACCAGAATACTGAACACAAGGTCATAATCTGTCATCAGTGTTTGTTGATCTACTGTGTTTCTATGTAGACAATGGCAACCAGGCAGCAATTGTGTTTGTCCATGTTTCGGACATTCTAGTTGATCATAAATTCCTGGATACCATGGATCTACTCTAAATGTGATGTCATCGGGGCTGTTATCGATCAAGGCCTTTAGATAATGACCGCTGAGTCCTTCTCTAAACAAAATGAGAGTGTTCATGGGCTTTCCAGTGCAAACAAAATTTTAAAATTATCTTTGTCCAGCACTCTTAAAAGTCGGTGCTGTACATGAGACTGCACAATTGTTTCAAGATGATACTTAAGGTAATTAAATTTTATCTTGGTTGGATCAACTGCCACAATCAATTTATCATGATGCTCTGACCATATCGAACAAAATGTCAAAAAATCTTGCAAAGAGCAATATTTAAAATAGGTGCTGTAATAAGCCAACACAGGCCCAGCGGGTAAGTATGTTGGATGCCAGGTAAGATAGTCATACTCAAAATGAACACTTGGCCATAGTTGTTGACTGATGGGGTCCAGCTCAATGGCTATGCAATTCCTTGTGTTATTGGCAAAATACCATCCACCACAATCTATGGCTATAAAATCGCCGCGCAATTCCTGATCTATCAAATCGATGTCAGGTAAAGAGCATGGCAACGGTCTACCGCGTTGTCGTCGATGCCAGGGCGATATCAATGGCCGACCCTGCATGTACAATCGTATCTTCTGGATCGAGTGGATCTTGATGTCGTCGTAGTTAGTGATTAGATTCATAAACAAATACATCAAGTCCGTGAACACCCACAAAATGGCGTCCATCAACATGTTGTGGATGATTCAACCGGCGGAATTTTCTCTCACAGCAATCCATGATTAAATCTATAGATTTCGCTAAACAATCCGGATAGACAAGGTCCAGATCGTTGATGGGAAGTATTTCAAATCTATTGATAGCGATGTAGGCAGCTTTGATGTTATCAGTCATGACACGATTTACTTCAGCCACTAAATTCTTTGGACTGAGGGCTGATAAATGATTTATCAAAATCAATCCTTGCCAAGGATCTCCAATAGAAACAAATGGTTTACAGTGATCATAAAAATAGCCCTTGGTGCCCAACCAGTTCCATGTCAGCTGTTGATGTCGGCTTACAAAATCAAGACAGAGCTGTTCTTGCTCGAGTAGATTTTGACCCAGTTGCTTGTTACGCCAATGATTATTGATGCCCATGGAAAAAACTTATGATTTGGTCGGCTATGCGCGCATGCCATAGTTCACCGGGATGCACTGATAACATGTCTATGGCATGCTGTGTGGGCGCAAGATTTTCATAGCCTTCTGCCGATATGTGATCTACACTGTCGGGATCAATAGCGATTTTGGCATGATGATCGTAGATCCATGTTGGAAAAACAGCACCGGACCAATCCAACAGCAACCAACACCATTTTCGATCTTGCAGTAATTCTGAAATCCGCTGTAAAATTGCACAGAAATTTTTTATCGCCAATGATTGATCCAGCTCCAAGTAACTGTCTAGCCTTGAACCTTGGCGATTTATGTGAGTGAATTGTATGATAACATAATCAATCTTGAGAGCAGTGTCAACCAAAAATTCTATTTGTTCCAGGATGGTCTGATTGCTGGAACGCATGCACCCTTGTCCCAAATTCCAAAATTTTCGATCAAACTGTTTTGCAACAAGGGCACCAAAATTTTTGTCTGCGGCGAGACCGTGCCCGGTGGCAATACTGCTACCAAAACTTAACAATAATGGATCACGTTCCTCGAGTTCATAATCAAAGTCGCTGCGATACCCTTGATTGTTAAAGGTATAAGTGACACACCCACGAAAATCGCTACCATAGCAAGAGTAGGTTTCTCCAGCCAGTGCAAACTGACTATGGTAGGGTTGCGGGAATGATTTTGTCATGGTGTATGTATCGAGCTAACTGCTAAGTTTTAAATATTGATTGATAGGCATGGATCGTACATTTGCGCTATCCACCTGCAAAAACTGGCTGTTGTCTTTGTTCCGAACTCCTCCTTGCCCTATGATTACCGAATCAACCTCGTATTTCACAGGCCGATCTACGATGAGATCTACATACTCGCCCTCGCCCACTCCCAGGGTGATGAAATGTATATATTTCTGTCGATCTCTACGGAACACTCTGCTGTTGGCCACGATACCGGCAAATTCAAAACGGTCGAGGTAGAGGTTGCGCACACCCATGCCAGGCAAAAAGCCGGGCGAGTTCCAGGCACCATGTTCGAGAAAACTTTTTACTGGATCTTCAAAAATCCAATTATCAAATCCGAGATCACGCAAATCCCAGCCAGATCTCTTGGCTTCGTTCCGGTATACCCACTTGGCATATGAACCTTGGCAGTGTCGGAGCGCTGCCCTCCAAAATTCCTGTGGGTTATGTGCTTTCTGATAAGCCAATGCCCAGATCAATCTGCCGAGATTCACTGCGTGTGCTCGACACAAGCCAAATCCTGCGAGACTTTGCATTTCAGCACGTATGGCTGCACGATCTGGATGATCACCCAATCTTGACATGAACTCCATGACCTTTTCTTCGTTGCGCTTGGTAAAGGCCCTTCTGTACATGTCAGCCTCGTAGGCATTTACTCCAATCAACTTCATGATTTTTTCTATGGCATCATCTTCGCACACTATAGCAGATTCCTGAACCGCGGTCTTGGTCCAGTCATGGAAGAACGATGCCTTCTTGCGACCTTCCACGGCCACTGGACGCACCAAGGCAGTAGCAAACACACAGTCATCAACCGACGTGGGTTGTATGGCCCGGAACAATCGGCGCATGGCAGGCGACTCTCCCTGTGTTACTCCCAACACATCTCCTCGTCGTAGTAGATCGGCTGTGAGCTCATCCTGCTTGGGATACTCATGTATGCGGCGTGTAGGATCAATCTCCATGAGCTGGCTGAGTCCGCGGTTGGCCAGGATGTCTACCTTGAGGTGCTCAAGATCTTCTACTTCGTTTTTGTCGAGCAGTATGAGATTGTCTTCACGGAACAAGCTCCGCGGCAGTTTCCTGTCAAACACAATGATGCCGCCGCAGTGTTTGCTGAGGCAGCGTTTTTTACCGATCAGTTTCTGTTCGATGCGCCGGGCTTCTTTGATATCTATGCCCAATTTTTCATAGTCTATGTCCTTGGGTAGGCGCCCTTTCGCACCTAGCCTTTTTGCTGCTTCACGCCTTGCGCTGCGTTCTTTGTACATAACATAGTTAGATATCCTGGCCGTGCGACCAGGCCAAGCATCGAATATTCTCTGCATGGCCAGTTCTTGTTTATGATGTGGAACATCAATATCTACATCAGGTAGATCGTCTCTGAGGGGATTCAGAAAACGTGCAAGCGGTATGCGCCACTCTATAGGATCTACGTCTGTGATGCCCATGAGATAGCATACCAGGCTGGAGCCAGCGGAGCCTCGGGTCATGTGTGGTATATCCGAGTTGAGATCTAGCACACGGCGGATCTTGAGAAAGTATTCGGTGAATCTCTGTTGAGTGATTATTTCGAACTCTTCTGCCAGTCGTTCGTTGTATTCTTGAGTATCAGGACAGGGCCTGCGGAATTCCTGTAGGAGTGCTTCTATCTGTTCTAGTTCGGTCATAGCTGCCTTTCTGGTTGCCTTGCTGGATATTTAAACAAGACAACTCGCAGCTCGACGTTTTTAGGATACAGCGCCTTTGATCACGGCATAACGTATCACTATCACATCAGCCTTGGCTGAGTTAGTGACATTGTGAATATGTATGTTGGCATATCCGGTCTGGCAGTTGGCTATAAAATTGTACAATCCAATGTTGGCAACACTGACTTGGTTGATGATCATTACATCGGTATTGGCGATGGTGCTGTTGTTCAGTGCGAACGAAACCACTGTGTCGCCCGGTATGCTGGCATTGTTGGATGTGATCTCGCCTGATATCTTGTTGAGCGTGACCGCAGTGGTCTTGCTGGTGAGCTGCGTGACCACGCCACCCGCACCCGTGACATAACCAACACCTGCCGTGCCCGAACTCAGCACAGATCCCGCAGTAACGATGTTGCCAGCTACCACGTTGCCCACGGCTGAAATGTAACCATCTGCCGTGATGTTGCCCGAGGTGTCGATGTCAGAATTGATGATGGTACCGGTGGTACTGATTATGCCCAGGCTGCGTATGTTGCCACCCGTGATGTTGCCAGCTGCAGAAATCAAGCCCACTGTGGTCACATTGCCGGATCGCACATTGCCTGTGACATTGGCTGCACCTGTGATGTTGCCGGTGAGATTCATGTCCACTGTGACGATGTTTCCGGCGTTGACGTTGCCGGCCACACTGACCAGCCCCGCAGTAACGATGTTGCCAGCTACCACGT